ATACGTTTTTTCGGTTACACATTTATACCCAAACTTACTGATAAAAGCATCAATAGTCTTTTGTTTACTCATTCCTTTACGGTATGATTGGATAAAATTACTTGCAGTACTTTGTCCTAATACGCCTAAGTACCATTTAGGCTCTTTGGTAATTTCGTTGATTACTTCGGTTTCTGTCATAGTTTTGAATTTTTTATATTATTAATTGCTTCATTTAAAGATATCCTACATATATAATCAATAAAATTCCTTTCCTCTCGTGGAATATTTGATTTTTTATCCCAAATATCTTTAATATTATCCAAAAAATATTTATCGGTTAGATGTTTGTTTTGAATCTTATCATACCAATCTCTTTTGTATCGCATACCTTTTGGAGGTAACGGTCTATTTTCTCGAGCGTTTATAATAGTTTTTAGATTTTTAGACACTAATTGGTTAAATTGTTCGCTTAGTAATTTTTCTTCTTTTGATGGTTCCATAAATATTTTAAAGTTTAAACAAATATAATAAAATAAATACGTTAATAATGTTTTTTTATTAGTTTTTTTTATATGTCGTAATTTTACAATATAAAATATGCTTATGAATTTCAAACAAGTATCATTCGACATAAAAGGTTTAGATGAAAAAGAGGGCGTTATTGAGGCTTATGCCAATGCTTATGACTTTAAAGATAGTGACGGGGATATTTCGGCAAAAGGTTCATTTAACAAAACGGTAGGGGATAATTTTAAACGAATACGAGTATTAAAAGACCATAATCCTACAATATCACTTGGAGTGCCTATAAAATTGGATGCGTCAGACCCTTACGGACTTTTAACAGTAACCCAGTTTAACCTTAAAAAAGAAGTTAGCAGGGATATGTTCACAGATATCCAGTTAATGAAAGACAACGGACTAAATGCTGAATTGTCGATAGGTTATGAAGTAATTGCACGAGATGAGAAAAACAAAGCAATTATTAAAGAGTACAAATTATATGAATATTCTTTTTTAACAAGTTGGGCTGCTAACGAACTTGCAACCGTAAACAGTATTAAGTCAATAGAGAATTTTTACGGAATTTTAGCAATCATTGAAAAATCATACAATCTTAATTACAGCGATACACGTTTAAAACAGATTGAAACAATATTAAAATCACTTAATCAAAAGCCGTCATTAGATGACACTTTGCCAATTGAGCCGATTGAATTAAGAAAACAATTACTAACAATATTTAAAAATTATTAAAATGGCAGATCAAGTATTAGACATAAAAGATATTAAGTCAATCGTAGAGGAAGGCTTAAAGGTTACCAAAGGAAATTGGGATACCGAACGCGCAAAAGATAAAGAGGCATTTGACAGCAAAGTTGCTGACATATTAACCCAAATCGAGCAGAAAGGTTATAGCTCAAAAACTGAGGTTGAAAACCACGTTAAAGCTATGCAAGACCAGTTCGACACGTTAGCGGTTGAATTTAAGAAAAAAGGAGCCGACACAAAAAATGTAGGTTTCAAACAAGCCTTAGCATTAGCCTTAAAAGAATCACACGCAACCATTAACAGTGTTGAGAAAATCAAAGGTAGTTCAATCGTGCAAATGAAAGATATCACATACGCGGATAACTTTACAGGTATGGATCCTTGGAGAACAGACTATCGAAGCGACGTTATCGGTTTAAATAGGGATTTATTCCATTTACGCGATATTATAGCCGTAGGTTCAACTACTAGCGATACCATTAAATATCCTAGAGAATTGGCAAAATCAGGTACAGGGCCAGCACCTTGGAAAAGAGCCGCAACAATTGCAGGAACTGACAGCAAACCTTTATTTGAGCCTAATATGGAAGTTTACAGCACACCAGTTGAATGGATTGCAGGTATCCTTAGATTGCCGGTTGAAATGTTATCAGATTTACCTTTCTTAACTTCTTACCTACAAAACTTTGCACAAGCTGAATTGTTAGAAGAAGAAGACGACCAAATTTTGAACGGTAACGGAACATCACCACAATTGAACGGTTTGATACCAAACGCAATAGCGTATAACGGTACTTATACCAATCCTTTGGAAGTGATTGTTGATGCTGGTTTTGGGCAATTAGGACAGGCTAATTTTACCCCTACTGATTTATTATTGAATCCTAGAGATGTTGTGGGTATCGTTTTAAACAAAGCGGCTACATCTGGAGAATATAACTTGCCGGGCGGAATGGTAGGATTTGTAAACGGTCAATTGTCGATTGCGGGATTGAATGTGCGAAAAACTAATAAAATTACACAAGACAGTTTCTTACTTGGTGATTTTACCAAAGCACAAATATTCCAAAGAATGGCACCACAATTAAGGTTCTTTGAACAAGATCAAGATAACGTTATCAAAAACCTTGTTACTGTAAGAATTGAAGAAAGAATCGCATTGGCTATTTTAAAAGCTAGCGCATTCGTAAAAGGTGATTTAACCCCTTTAACCACTTAGGATTTTTGGTTCATAGTTAATAATAAAAACCCTCTCTTATTCGGAGGGGGTTTTTTAATAAAAGAGTTAAATGGAGTACTTCAAAAACACAGACTACATAGAGAATTGCACCGATGAACCTTTATTGTATGGGGTTCAATATCGAGTGGTTACGGATTTAGAAGTTGAACCAGTCGGAGTTGAATTTTTTAAATTACACGCACATATTGATTTTGATACAGATGACAATTTAATATCAAGTTATTTGGAATCAGCACGTCAAGAATTGGAGCGATTTAGCCAAATGTCTTTTGGGGTAAAAACTATAAATTTAAAGGCATTGTATTTGCCTAAAAATTATAAGTTAATGTACGGGTATGTAAACACAATTACAACACCTGGTTATACTAATTTTGGTGACATTTTAAAGGAAGGAGGCACTGATATTGACATTAATTATACAACGTTTGGTATTATAAACGAAACAATAAAGATTGCTATTTGCCGAATGGCAGCAGGACTTTATATATTCAGAGAGAATATCGTAGAATCAAAATACAATTACAAAGATGAGATTGATGAAAGCCGTAAAATGATTAAATCAATTTCTAACATAACATTATTTTAAATGGTATTAAAAGCAGGGGATTTAAGAGAAAAGATAACGTTCAAAAGAGCAACTGGGAAAGTGTCAAACGGTAGCGGTGGATACATATTCACTTATACAGACATTTTAAGCACGTTTGCAAGCGTTACCGAAATAAGCTCAGATTCCGCTTTAATAGCATCACAAGAAAACATTAAACAGGTCATTAAAGTATTGATACGTTATAGGTCGGATGTTGCGGTTAAAATAGCGGACATAATCTTATGGCGTGGTTTTGAATTTGTAGTATCAAATATGAAAGCTGACATAATGCGTACTTATATTGAATTTCAGTTAACGGCAACAATGGAAACAAGCATACGATGAAGATAAAAGTTGACATAAAAGCCAATAATGCAAGGTTCAAAGATATGGATGCTAAAATGACAGCATTTTTAAAAGCTGAAATAGAAGCGACGGTTGTTGATATTGCAGACGATGCAAGGGCAAGGGTTCGGGTTGACGATGGGTTTTTAAAAGAAAGCATTTATAGTGAAAGCAAAGAATTAATAGGGGTTGCAGGGGCAAAAAAACATTACGCGCCTTATGTAGAGTTTGGAACTGGTGGACTTGTAGACGTTCCCTCAGGACTTGAAGATTTTGCAATTAAGTACATTGGAAACGGAATAAAGCAAGTTAATTTAGCGCCTAGACCGTTTTTGTTTCCAGCATTTTTTAGCAATGTAGCTAAATTAAGGGAGCGTTTGAATACTAAATTAGAAACAAAAAAATAATGGATATATCATTATCATTAAGAACGGCATATTATAGCGCATTAAACGGTCAAATAACTAAGAATGCAGTTACTTTGCCAGTTTACGATGCTTATGCTTTGCCCGAAAATATTGTATATCCTTACATTCTTTTAAGTTCACAAACAGAAACTCAAAGAATTGTTAAAAGATGTAAAATGTTTAATGTATCGATTTTAATAGATATTGTAACTGGTTCTATTGATATGATAGGACGTGCTGAAAGTGAGGGTTACGCCGAGCAAATAGATAACATTATTAACCCTGATTCATTTGTAGATTTAACAATGACAGGTTACACAATAGGAAACACATATCGGGGTGAATCATACGACACGACAGACAAAAATCAAAATTATTATATTTACAGAAAATTAATACGTTACAATCACATAATCTCTAAAAACTAAAACAATGGCAGAAATTAACGCAAAAGACATCGGTCTTTATTACAACTCAGGAACAAAAGCAGTGCCAGTATGGAAACTTATTGCTTGTTCAACATCAGACGGATTTAGCGGCTCTACGGATGCGGTAACCGTATCAAATAAATGCGAAGCGGGATGGGTTCGCAGTTTACCGGGTGATAAATCGTGGAGCTTCTCAAATTCAAGTTACGCCCAAAAAGTACCGGGAGTAAATCAATATTCATACGATGACATTTTCGACCTTTGGGTTGGTGATACAATCGGTCAATGGAAACTTGAATCAATTACACCGGGTGAATATTTAAGAATCGGTGACGGTTGGATATCTGATTTAGGTGAAAGCGCAGAAAGTGGCGATTACTTAACATTTGATATTACCATTACAGGAAGCGGTGCAGTATCTAACGTTATTACTACTTAATGGGTAAAATAGTTAGATTAGTCATTGGAGAAAGGACTGTTATTTTAAATTTCAATATGATTTTTGGTGAGCAAATTGCCAAACTTCTTAAAATAACAGACCCACAATCTGAATTTATATTAAAAGCTATTTTGGAGTTAAACGAAAAGAGTAGTTTTTTAATGTACAAAGTAATCATTTATGCAGGAATTTTAGGCAATGATTACATAAAAGGTTTGGACGCTTCAATGACACAAGAGGATGTTGCGGAATTAATCCTTAAATGCAACAGTGAACAATTAACGGAGGTATTTGAAACATTAGCCAAAGAGTTAGGTTTTGATTTAAGTGCAACGGTAGAAGAAAGCAAAAAGAATGAAAAAAAAAAGAAATAACATACGATGAGTTATTGGCTTTAGCTTTTGGAGAAATTGGACTCCTTCCAGACGAGTTTTACCGAATGAGTTGGAAGGAGTTTTTTTTAACAGCCAAAGGATTTTATAAGAAATATTGGAATGAATGGGAGCAAACGAGGTTAATTGCTTATACAACGGCAACAACGGTACAAAATGAATGATGTTTTTGAAGCCCTAAAAAATAAATAGAAATGCAAGAAGATTTTAAAGTATCAATTACAGGGGACATATCGGGGTTAAAAAAAGCCGTAGGGGATGCCGAGAAAGAATTATCGGCATTTGCTTCAAAAAGCAGGGAATTAAAAAGTGCGATAGCTGAAAATATCGCAATATCGAGAGGTTATGACCAAGCTATAAACGAGCTTAAAAAATCATTTAGAAGCGGTGCAATTTCACAAACGCAATTTAAAGAAGCGTTGGTAAGATTGAAACGTGATGAAAAGGAAACTGCAATTGAAACCAATAAACTCAAAAACGAGTTAATAGACCTTAATCGAGCGGGTGCGGGACTTGCTAAAAGTACGCCTCAAATTGGTGCGGGTTTAAAAACAGTTGATAAAACAGGCGCGAACGCAACCAATACAATGATGGAATTTTCCAGAGTTGTGCAAGATGCGCCTTATGGTATTCGAGGGGTTGCAAATAACATTCAGCAATTAGTAGGTAACTTTGGTTATTTGTCAAAAAGTGCGGGCGGTGCGGGCGCGGCTTTTAAAGCAATGGCAAGTTCATTATTAGGGCCAGCAGGCATATTGCTTGCCGTTTCATTGGTAACTTCTTTATTGGTGCAATATGGGGATCAAATCGCCAATATAATAAAAGGAAACGATCAATTAACAGATTCACAAAAAGAAGTTAATAAGGCATTAAATGATTTTTATGGAGGTAACGTAACTAAAATGAACACTTATGTTTCTATTTTAGAAAACGTAAATACTACAGAAGCCGAGCGTAAAAGAATTACAAACGAACTTATAGAATTAGTACCAACGCTAAAAAAAGCGGATTTTGAATACGGCAAAAATTTAGATATTGTAAAATCTAAAATTGGTCAATATGTTTTGGCACAGGCTTCGAGAATTGAAGCAGATACATTGGTACAAGAAAATTCTGAAATACTTGCTAAAAAAGCTAGAATACTACAAATTCAAAGCATAACAGACAGTAAAAAAAGACTTGAAGAATTTACAAAGTTTTTAAAAGATGAAGGTAAAAGTTTAGAAACTACAAAAGGAATAGACGCCACTTCAATGTATATGGGTGGTGGTGGAGTTGGTGCGGGTGGTAGGTCTGCTAGAAAAAAGACGGCAAAAGAAATAACAGACGAATTTAATAAATTAGCTAGTGATTTAGAAGTAGAACTAAAACCTATTCAAGATCGTATAACTGAATTATATGGCGTTACTTTTAGCGGTGAAGGTGGAGGTAAAGCGGAAGTTGATATGACTGCCTTTGAGGAATTGGTAGCAAAACAAGGGGAAGTAAAAAAAGCATTAGAAAATTCTATTTTAACAAAAGGAGCGGATGCGGAAGCCACGAGAAAGCTAAAAGTTGAATATTCTGATTTATCAAAACAAATACAAGCGGTTAGGGATGTAATTGATGCAAAGGCAAAACCAATAAGATTACCAGCAACAATAGATTTTGAAATTAGTAAAACAGGTTTTCAACAATTAGAACAAACTTTTAAAGATAAATTTGGTAGACCAATACCGTCAGACCAATTTAAGTTATTAGATAATTTACCTTTAGTTGTAGGTGAAACAAACAGCGAGATTGCCAGATTAATGGGTGAACTTCAAAAAGTTGTACCTAGTGATTTGTTTGGTTCGTTGGTGGGTTTATCTTTACAACAATTACAACAATTAGATAATAAACTGCAAAC